ATCTGTTCGTAAGGAGGCCTTATGGCTATTGGCGGCGGCATCCTACCAGCTACAGGGTCATCTCAGTTTACTGAACTGACTTACGTAACTCGTAGAGCCTTTATCCCGAAGCTGGTTGTCCAGCTTTACAACTCGACCCCGCTACTTGCGGCCCTGATTAGCAATAGTCAGCAAGCCTCTGGTGGTGTTTCTTCCATCACTGTTCCCGTCCAAGGCGCACAGTTTGTGAATGCCCAATGGTCTGACTACAGCGGCTCTTTTGCCCAACCGTCAGTCCAGCAAGGTGCTTACAACGCTGAGTTTGACTTGAAGCTGATGATTTCTCCCGTGCCGTTCCTCGGTATGGAAGGTGCAGTTCAGCAAGACGCAGCAATCATCCCGTTGATTGAAGCTCGTATGAACGATGCGACCAACGTGATGATGGACGCAATGGCAACTGCCTTGTACACCAACACCACCAACACCCAACAGTTCATCGGACTGCCTGGTGCTGTTGATGACGGTACAACTTTGGCTACCTACGGCAACATTAACCGCTCGACTTACACCTGGTGGAAGTCGAAGCAGTACGCTGCTGGTTCTGTTAACCCCACCCGTCAGAACATCCTGCAATACATCTCTGGTACTGTGAAGAACGGTGCTGAGATGCCTAGCTTTGGTGTTTGCGGCTTTGGTACTTGGACGCTGCTGGCTCAAGACTTTGTTGGTCAAGAACAGTATGTCATCACCCCAGGTTCCGGCTTTGACGGCGACAACAACGGCCCCCAGGCTGCGTTCCGCGCCTTGATGGTTGCTGGTGTGCCAATCTATCCTGACCCCTACTGCCCCGAAGGCACGGTCTACTTCCTCAACACCAACTACCTGTCGCTCTACATCCATGAGCAAGGTTCGTTTGTGTTCACAGGATTTGAGTCCACTCTGCCCAACTGGCAAATTGGTTATGTTGGCGCGGTGCTGATGATTGCCGAACTGGTGAACGTCAAGCCCAAGTCAATGACCAAGGTGACGGGTTACAACTACCTTTCACTGTAAGGAGTAGACCACCATGTCTTTAGCACTCAATAAAATCCTACTTGCTAACGCAGCTACCAACACGGCTGGTGCGTATCTGCAAGGTGTCACTATCACCAGCATCGGCATTGGCAACACCACGCTGATGAACGCTGGTGTGTCTAGCGCACAAAACGTCCCTGCTGGTACTTACATTCTTCCTCAAACCACCAACAACGTGGCTATTGAAATGAATGCGTATACCTCGGCTGGCGCAAATGCGTGGACTACATACATTGCAGCCAACACTGGTGGCACTGTTATTTCTGATGGATTCAACGTGCGTGCAAACGCAACTACGTCCACTCAGAGCCTTACGCTGTACACATCCAATGGCGGCAATAACGCCACTGGCACGTACAACACCTAAGGAGTTGACATGAACGCAAACCATGTAGGCGCACGCTACCCAGACTCGTTTGGCAATTTTGTTATTGCCACAGCAAACACTGTCCCGCTTAATGCGGTAAGCAATGCTGCTGTTGTGATGTCTGTGGTAGGCACAAACTACATAGTTCGCCGTGTCACCATCTCTAACGCAAACGCAAGTGCTGCCACCGCTAACGTAAGTATCATTACGTCTAGCGATGGCAACGCTGCCAATGCTGTTTTTGCAACAACCAAGCTCTCAAACATCACCAGCACTACGACTTTCCAAGACATTGCTCCTACCGCTAATGCCGTTTCCAACGTGTATAGCTCTGGCGCTCTGTGGGTAAAAGTAACCACTGCCAATGATGCAACTTGTGAAGTGACGGTTTACGGTGACATTGTGAATCTATGACGCAAACGGTTTTTGTAACCAACCGCAGCAACACCGAACTCAGAGATGGGTTCGGTGGTGTCTTTTATGATTTTGTAAAAGACCAGACCGTGGAGGTTCCTCTCCATGTGGCGCAGCATGTGTTTGGTTACGGAAAACCCAACAAGGAACCTTTTCTGTCCCGCCTGGGATGGATTAAGTCCCACGCAGATTTAACGACAGGATTGGAATTGCTGGCTCAGTTTGACATCTCTGAGCAGCAGCCAGAGCAGAACCGCTCCTTACCCTCGGCGGTTAGCGTAGTACCTCTGCGGATTGAAAAATCCGTAGGGGGAAAAGTTACGCAAAGGGCGGCATAAAATGGAAGCAACATGGCAACACTTTCTTCCTACATTACAGATGTCCAGCGGCTCTTACATGATGCAAACTCTGTTTTCTGGTCAACCTCTGAGCTAACCGACTACATCAACGATGCTCGGGAGAGGGTTGCGCGGGACACTGGTTGCCTGCGTACACTGCAAATAAGCTCTACTCCAATCGCGTCCACAGGCAATGTAGCGACTATGTGGGCAGCAAGTACGCCTGTTACTGCTGGAGACTACTTGTTTTCTAACATCTTCATTTATGAAGTAACAGTCAGCGGAACTACTGACACCACTCCACCGCCGTACCCAGCATCTAACAGCACGTTCCCGCCGTCAACGCCGTTTACCAACGGCACAGCCACACTTCAGTATTCCGGCCCTGCTGAAATTATTCCGTTTGCCACGTTGAGCAACGGCACTACGCTGGACATTCTGAACATCACCCTGTACTGGGGAAACAGCCGTATTCCGCTGCGTTATTTACCCTGGAGCAACTTCAATGCCCAGCTACGGTACTGGCAGAACTATGTTGGTAGGCCCATCTGTTTTTCTGTTTACGGGCAGCAACAGATTTACATTGCACCTGTGCCAGACCAATCTTATGCGATTGAGATTGACACCACCATTTTGCCTACACCGTTGAGCCAATCCACGCCTGACGATGTTGACCCCATCAACGACCCTTACACAACGCCTGTTCCTTTCTACGCAGCCTACAAAGCCAAGTACAAGGAACAAAGTTATGGTGAGGCTGAAATCTACAAGCAAGAGTACATGAAGCATGTCAATGCTGTTCAGAACTCTGTCTTTACGCGCCGCATTCCCGACCCATACTCTAGCCCGTACTAATCATGGCAGCAGCAGAGCAAAAGAAGTCTTATGCTGTTGTTAAGAATTTCACAACTCTTAACACCAAAGCCAATAGAACGGCTATCAAAGAGGATGAATTTGCCTGGATAGAAAATGCCATGCCTATTGGGCACGGCAACATCAAAGTCATTCCAGCACAGACAACGGTCAAAGACTCTGGCAACAGCGCAGTTTCTTTTGCCAACACGGTCACATCCCTGACCTCTGCTAACATCAACGTCAGCGATTACTTGCTGGGGTTTGAGTCCAACGGGCGGGCAGAATACTTTAACCTGACCACCAGCACAAAAGGCAATGTAGCCGCAGCAAGCACGTTTTCCGCTTCTGGAGTTACCACCGCGCAGTACAAGAACCAGAACGTCATCATCGGCGACCCTGACAAGGGCTTGTTCTCTTGGGACGGAGGCAACTTGTCTAGCATTGGCGCTGTAGGTGTTATTGGCATCAGAAACGCTGGCGCAGGTTACACCAGCACTCCTAGCATCACTATTTCTGCCCCTCAAGAAACAGGCGGCAATGTGCAAGCCACAGCAACGGTCACTGTTACCTCCAACGTGGTCACTGCCATCACCCTCACCAACGGTGGTCAAGGCTACACGGCAGAGCCTACTGTGACCATCAGCGGAGGTGGAGCCACTACCAGTGCTACAGCGGTGGCTTCTCTGGTCACGTTTAAGACAGGAACGGTGTCTGTAATGATGAACACCTTGGGCACGGGCTATACCAATTCTTCCAACGTCACGGTCACTATTGGCGATGTTACTGGCTGGACAACACGGGCTGTAGGAAATGCCATCGTGTCTGGTGGTCAGATTACCCAAGTCATTATGACCAATGCAGGCGCTGGATACACTTCTGCGTCCAACGTAACAGTAATTATTTCCGACAGCAGCGGCACACCAGGTACGGGTGCAACTGCCACAGCCATTGTTAACACCAGCCAGATTGTTGATGTAGCAACATTTTCTGGCAGAGCATGGGTAGCTGCTGGAAGGACGGTGTATTACTCCTCTGCCACCAACATCAATGACTTTACCTCTATATCGGCTGGGTCATTTACTCTGACAGACTCAACTTTGCATGGCAACATACAAGGACTTCTGTCTGCCAACAACTTTCTGTACATCTTTGGTGATGACAGCATTAACGTATTCTCTGACTTGCGGGTGTCCAGCACAGGTGTAACCCTATTCACCAACACCAACGTCAGCGCCAGTATCGGTACAAAGCGGCTGTATTCGGTGTTCCCGTACTTCCGCTCGGTTCTGTTTATGAACGACTACGGCATGTACGCCCTAGTTGGTTCTACCACCAGCAAGATTTCCGACCAGTTGGACGGTATTTTCCCGTACATAGACTTCACCAAGCCCGTCACCGCAGGCCAGGTGTTGCTCAACAGCATCCTGTGCGCGGCGTTTTCTTTCACCTACAACGACCCTCTGTCTTCTGCTCGACCCATCCAAGCGGTGTTTTTTGAGAAAAAATGGTTCATCACCAGCCAGGATTCGTTGACGTATATCACTTCTTCCCCGTTGGGCGGCGTGATTAACCTCTACGGCACTACGGGTACTGCGTTGTACAAACTCTACGGGGATGCTTCTGCCAACGTGGCTACAACCATCCGCACGGCTCTTATGCCTATGGGCGACCCCATCCGTACCAAGCAAGCTCTGAAATTTGGCATAGAGGCTACGCTAACCAACGCAGCCACATTCGTTGTCACCGTGGACAGCGAGTACGGTAGCAGCCCGTCTTACACATTGACCAACACGCAAATAGGTTGGATAAACAACAGCGGTGCTATTGTTACCTGGACAAATGCGTTCAGTACGACAATACCGTGGTTGTCTTCCGGCGGTTACAACTTGTACAAGTCGGATGCCCAGCAGTACGGCAAATATTTGGGGTTAACAATGACCAGCAACAGTGCTGGTTTTGTGGTCAACACGTTTGAATTTGAACATGAATTGAGAGTGAGGTTCTAACATGGCAGTTCCATATACCTTTGCAAGTGCTACGGGGTCTATCCCCCTGTCGTACCTTGACACCAACTTCAGCACGCCAATCACCATTGGCAACACCGCCGTTACTCTGGGTTCGACCATCACCACAGCGTACAACATGACGTTGGGCAACGTCATCATCACCAGTGTTGGCTCTACATTTCCCAACAACTACCTTGCCAACGCTAACGTCATTCTGGGCACAACCACTGTGCCGCTGGGTAACACTGCTACCACGCTAGACGGTCTTACGCTTGCCAATGTGACCGTTAACTCGGGAAATGTTACGTTGACAAAAGTTACGGTCACTACTGCCAACGTCACTACTGCCAATGTAGCTACTCTTGTTGTATCTGGAAACGCCACACTTGGCGATGCCTCCACCGACACCGTGACGGTGGAAGGGTACATGGGTGTGGGCGGTGCTGGCGCGACAACTACCGGCATCAAAATATCAAACTCCGCTCTCACTGGAGTAAGTCAAATTGGCTTTCAGTCTGTGCCAGTTGGGACAAGTGCTGCAACCACACAAGTACAGGGTGTTGGGTCGCAACCGGGAACTGCTGTTGCGGTGTTTACGTGCGCCTCTACCTACGCCTTCCGCGCCAACAACGCTGTCAAAGGCGCGGGTTCAACAATCACTGACCAGCATGGCGTGTATGTTGATGACCAGACAAATGGCACAAACAACTATGGAGTTCGTACCATAGTCTCCAGCGGTACAAACAAATGGAACATTTACGCATCTGGCACGGCGCAAAACTACTTTGCTGGCAGCGTGGGTATTGGTACAAACACCGTCTTGGACGGTAGGCTTAACGTGCAGGTTGACGCAACGAACAACATATCGCTTTTAACCTACCGCAGCGCGTTTACTACCAACGCTGGGTATTCGGCGGTTTCAATGTGGATGAACGATAGTGCCGCTACTCCTGTGGTGTATGGAGCGCTTGTACCAAACATAACGGTTAACACAGCCGGAGCGCACTCTGGTTCAGTTTCTATCTACACCACCAGCGCAGGCACGTTAGCCGAGAAGATGCGTATTGACTTTAGCGGCAACGTACAAGTGTCAACTGGCGCAGTAATGCCCTATGCACCTGCGCCTGCCGCCATCAGCGCAGCAACAACGCTGACCAATGCAAATATTCAAGGCCAAATCATTAGTGCTACGGGTACGACCTACACTATCACGATGCCGCTGGGTACAACACTAGAGACATTGGCTACATGGGCAACCACAAACATTGCGTATGACTTCTTTGTCATCAACACCGCATCGGGAATAATCACAATGGCTGTAAATACAAACGTTACATCATTGGGTTCGTTGACCATTGCTATTGGTGCATCTGCTCACTTCCGCATCCGCAGAACAGCGGCAAACACTTTTATTCTTTATCGTTTGGTTTAACTAGGACTTACCGTGACCACTTTCACCACCACCGTTTCCCAGATGTTCACGCTACCCCAAGAGGCAGGGCAGACCGATGTCGTTGTGGACGTTACCTACTTTGTCACCGGAGTGGACGGCGAATACACCGCATATGCCAGCTTTAGTCAGCAGTTCACCATCCAGCAGGGCGAGGCGTTCACACCATACGCTAAATTGACCGAAGCGCAAGTGGTTGGTTGGGCTGACTCACAAACCGTAAGCAGCATGGAAACGCATGTGCAGGCTGTAATTGAGAGCATGATTAACCCATCTGTTTCCCCTTCTTCTCAGCCACTTCCTTGGAACAGCTAATAGAAAACATCACATAAATGCAGAGTAATTGCTCATGGAACAAGACGCACACAACACGTCCTTCACAGACCTCATCATTGTTTGGATAGGAACCATTCTCGGGCACTTCACCCTGTCAAATGCTGTGTTGTGGGCGACTCTTCTCTTCACCATATTCCGCACTTACGTGCTGTTGCGGGATGAAGTGTTTAGGAAAAAACTATGAACATGAATGACTTGTCCTACGTGCGGTTTGGCGACAAAGACGGCCTGGGGCAGTTCTTGTTTGAGAACGGCGTGCAGCACAGGTTGTTCTCCCAAATTCTTGCTGACCAGAACATCTCGTACCCCAAGTACCCCATCATAGATGCCAACACTGACAACCTGGATGATTGGTTGTTTGTGCACAACCAAGAGCATGAATCACTGGCAACCATCTTAGTTTTGGACAACCCGTTTCAGTTGCTAGACGTAGACTGGAATGTGGAGGATGATTTCTACGATTGGCTGGGTGTTCATCTAACAATACATGAGCAGATAGCATCTGCATTAGGAGTTTGATATGGGCGGCAACGTAGGATTTAGACCACCAAAAAACGCAACTCTTATTTATTCTCCAAGAAAAGGAAGAGGGGGAGGTCAACTTATAGGTTATTCACAGCCTTCCCCATACGGCACTGCAACGTATGATCTCAACGGGAAACCAACCAACAAAGTCGCTGACAAAGTAGTTTTAGAATATAGAAAAACACATCCAGGTGGAGGTGGCGGCATTTTTGGAGCATTAATCAATGCTGTTAACACAAACATATCTACGCCTCTTACTCAGGCTTTGCAGCCTGTAGAAAAAGTAGCTAATGCTGTAGCAAGTGACCCTAAAGCACTTGTTGCTATTGCAGCCGCTGTAGCCGCTCCGTATGCTGCGGCTTCTTTGGCTCCATATTTAACAGCTTTTGGGTCATATGCTGGTGTTGCTGCTCAAGCTATTACTAGCATTACTGTGCAAGTGGCACAGGGTGTGCCTATTGAAAAGGCCACAGAAAATGCTCTAGTAAACGTAGCAACGTCTGGAGTAAGCAGTGCAATAGCAAAGCAAATTGGCACAGTGGTAACAAATCCAAATGTAGCAAACGCTATTTCATCTACCGTTACTTCTGGACTTGCAACCGCAGCAAAAGGCGGTTCACAAGCAGATGTTGAAAAAGCCATGACGGCTGGACTTGTTAGTTCTGCTGCTTCTACGGCATACAAAGAAGCTATAGATTCTTCTAGCACTATTGCCAGCGCAGCAGTTGGCGGCGCGGCTGGCGGTGCAGTTACTGGAGGAACAGAAGGCGCGGTTACGGGTGGTCTTTCTTCTGCTGCTGGTGCTCTTGGTTCTAATTTGGCAAAGCCAACCCCCAAGCCTGCTGACACCGCTGCACTGCCACCAAGTGAAGTGGCTGCTTTAGGAGGTGCTGTGTCTCCAGACACCACTAGCCAATCAGACGTAGACACAAGTCAAACATCAATAGAAATTGCTCCAGCACCAGTGGCTGGTCTTGACCTTACAAAAGAACAAACACCAGCGCCCGTAACTGAACCAAAACAAGGCGCGTATTTGCCAAGCACAACGCCTACGGCAGCAGACCAGAAGATTTTAGATTTGATAGCAACACCTAGCAATGTTGCGCCAACAGTTGATACAGCCACCGTTACCACGCCACCTGTGGTCGAGCCAAAACAAGGCGAGTATTTACCAGAGGCAGCACCAGCGCCCGCTCCTGTTACTGCGCCAACAACAGACCAACAAATTCTAGACTTGATAGCAGAGAAACCAGCCACTACAGACGTAGCAGCAGTTGGTGATGAGCCTGCTACGCCTGACAAAACGCCTGTGACTGAGTTGCCAGTGGAAACACCTGTTACAACGGTTGAACCTCCAGTTGAGGTTGATACAACAGGTATTCCTCGCGTTGAGGTGTCTGGCGTTGGCACTGTTCCAATAGAACCAACGCCAGTGGCTGAAGGGTACAGCACTTCCATGCCGGACGAATCTGCGGCAGAAACTGCCCGTCTTGCGGCAAAAGAGCAGCAAATTCTAGACTTGATAACTCCAGCGCCTGTTGCAACGGAACCCAAGCAGGGCGCGTACTTGCCGGATACAGCGCCTGCTCCAGAAACTCCAGACGTTCCTGCGGTGGAGGTAGCGCCCAGCACTGGTACTGGCCTTATAGATACGCCGCCTGTGTCTGACACTGATAAACAGATTTTGGATTTGATTTCAGAAAAGCCAACAGAAGACCAGAGTGATGCGGAAACAGAGAGGCTGGCAAGAAAAGAAGCAGAACTTGCTGGAGCTGAAAAAGGTGCGTATTTGCCAGACTCTGGCACAGATACAACCACCACCTCTTACAAGCCAAACATTTTTACCACCACCTACCTGTCTCCCAAAACAAGAACTGCTGCCGCACCTACCAGTGCTTTAGGCTCTGCGCTGGGGACTACAGGCTTGACATCGTATCGTGGCGCTGGTGAAATCGAAGCCCCAAGCACAGGCAAAGCACGCAAGAAGGTTTGGAACGAAAAGTCTCTGAAACTCAAAGACGCACTAGGAGTGTAAGCATGGCATCAGCAATTCGGCAAATGACAGGTGTAGGCGGCGATGTCCGCAAGATAGCGCGGCTGTTGCAAAAGAAAGCCCCGCCAGGGCACATGCTTGCCTACATCAACCAAGAGGAAGCTGACTTGCTGAAAGCCCGTGGAGGTTCTGGTGAGCCACATGAGGATACAGGCATTCCTTCTTTTGAAGATTATTTTTACCCCGCAGAACCTCAGCCAATTCAAACTAACGACAATGTTGAGCCGTTAGATTTGACCAGTACACAAAACCCTTATCAAACTGCTGGTGAACAGCTAAATCTTGCAGACCAATATTCTCAATACAGAAGTGCGCCTTCTGCCGCAACGTCTTCTTTTGCGGCTTATGAGAGGGCAACCACGCCAGACACAGCTCGTTATTTTCAAGAAAACCAAGCGGCTGGCGCAGCGCCTAGAGTTGACTTAGGTCAAAGTCAAACATTTTTTCCCGCTGCCGAAATGCCAGTTTCAGACCAATACGCACAATATGGCGCTGGCAGACAAGCGGCAGAAGGTGTTGCTGCAATAGAGCGTATAGGCGCACCACAACCAGATAAAGATTTGCTAGGTAAAGCAGCAGATTGGTTTGGGAGCTTAAGCTCTGACACAAAAGCACGATTAGGCATTGCCAGCGTTCAAGGTTTGTTAGGCGCTTATCAGTCGCAGCAAGCGTCAGAACAAAGCCGTCAGGCTAAAGAAGAGATGCAGCGCATGGCGCAGCCTTACCAGCAGCAAGGTAAAAAACTTATTGAGCAAGCGCAGCGCGGGGAACTTTCTGCTGTTGGTCAGCAGCAGCTACAAGCAGTGCAAGCACAAGCGGCACAAGGCGCACAAGCTCGTGGCGGTGTAGGCGCACAACAAGCCCAGGCCCAAGTAGAAGCATACCGCCAGCAACTGCTACAAGGCCAGTATGACCTTGGTCTGAAAGTTTCTGGCATAGGCGACAACATTGCTATGGGTGCTATCAAAACAGGATTGGAAGCAGACCGCTACGTCAATCAGTTGACCAGCAATTACTTCACCAATATTGCGCGCACTGCTTACGGGCAAGCTCCGCAAGTTGCAGGCTCACCAACCTACGTAAGAGCGGAGGGCTAATATGGCAGACACATACCCCGTAAGAACAGAACCTCTTGCGGTAATTAAAACTCCTTCTTTGCCTACTACTGGGCAAATTGGAATGAAGGATGTATTAGGCATTCAAGAGCCTTACATGAAGGAAAAAGCACGTTTGATTCCAGAGATTTCTGCTGCTAAAGGTAGGGTAGAAGAAGCCAAACAAGCGCAACAAGTCACTGAAGCGGAAGGCGGCGCAGCAGCCGCAAAAGGTTTTGCAAAAGCCGAAAAAGGCGCAATGCAGCAATACCAGACAAAGCTAGAAAAAGAACCGTTGCCAGCTTTTGTTCCTTCAAAAGAAAACTCTGATGACTTGGCTATGTTGTTTTCCCTTGTCAGCGTGATAGGCATGGTGGTGGGCGGCGGTGGCAGAGAAAACGCACAACAAGCCATGTCTGCCATGAACGGCATGTTGGAAGGCCACCAGAAAGGCCGTGCAGACTTGTACAAGCAAGAGCTTTCTACGTTTGACAAGAACTTTAAGTCTATGGTGCAGAAACACGCTGAGTTTCGGAAAGAAATGGAAGACGCAGTAAAGCTGGCATCCACTGACAAAGAAGCGGCTATGGCAGACGCAAAACTTGCCGCGACAAAAGCTGGCAGCAACATTGTGAAAGCAATGCTTGACCAGGGTCGCCTTTTGGACTCTTACAAGTTTGTAGATGAAAGTCAGGCTGGCGTTGACAAGGCTGTAGCAGCAGAGGCAAAGTTGCGTGCAGATGCCGCAAAAGACGCAGCAGCAGAACGCCGTCATAGAGAAGATATGGCTGCTAGAGAACGGCAACACAAAGAAACTTTAGCCTCTAAAGGAGGTGTTGGTTCTGACACTAGAAGTGATGTTGTAAATTTCTTAGGCGTAAATTTTGGAACTGGCAAACAAGCCGACACCAAATACGACCAAGTTGCTGCTGCCGCCAATACAACGGCAGAGGCATTGGCGCTATCAAATGCTGTTAGAAAAAATCCTGATGTTGTCGGAAGAGTTGGACAAGCAAAAGGTTTCATTGACCGTTATGTCAAGTCACTCAGCAGCGATGGTTTAGAGACTGAAAAAACTCCTGCTCCAACAACAAAACAAGAGCAAGAGGCTTTGTTGTTTAGCAAGCGGTACGCTGCTTACTTGATTCGTTATGAGCAGGCTCTTGCTGGAAGCGCCAAAGGCTTTACCGTTGCATTTATGAATCGGTTTAACAACTTGATGCAACAAAACCAATTTAACCCAGAAGGTTTTGATGGATTGATGAAAGAGCAAATACGTGAGATTCATGCTCGTACAGCCTCTCTTAGCACTAAGATTACTCCAGAAAGTTTGATGCGACTTGGTGTAGCTCAGACACGTGACCCAGATGCAATAGAAGCATTTTCTCGTATGCAGGGTGGTAGTGGTGCGGCTCCTGCTGCTCCTGTTGCTGCTGGCCCTGGTGGTGCTGGCAAGCGGGGTGGTGCAGCCGGAGATGCGGCTTCTGTTGGTGAAGAAAGAAGCAGAGCAAAAGCCGCTATTGCCGCTGGCGCACCTGAAGAAGCAGTAAAAAAACGGTTCAAAGAAAAAACTGGTCAGGAGTTGTAAATGGAAGGCTATGAAGATTTAGTCCCCAAGAAAAACTCTGCGGGAGATGACTATGCTGATTTAATTCCAAAAGAGTCAAAAACTAAAGTTGGGCCAGTTTCTGGTTTGATGGAAAAAACAAAAATTCCAGAAGAAGCAGTTAAGCGCAACAGAGCTTTAATGTTGGGGTTAGGCACATCGTTGGCAACTCCGTTAGGGCAGATTGAGCAAATGGTCACCCCAGAATCAAAGGGTGAGCTTAAAGGCCAAGAAACCGTATTTACCACTCCTCAACAGTTGAGAGAGGGTTTGCAAAAATCTGGCATTGTTTCCAAACTTTCCCCAGAAGAAGAAAAGTACGCTGGGTATGGAGAGCTTGCGCCCGTTGCCGTTCTTGGCGGCAAAGCCTTAAAACAAGGTCTTGGACTTGCGGCTGATTATGTTGGCAACACTCGCCTTGGAAAAGCATTGACCACTGGCTATGAAGCAATTACTGGCAAAGCAACAAAGGAAGCGGCAAAAGAAGCAGCAAGAACAACCGAAGCCATACGCCAAACTGGAGCAGCAGGAAAGACAGCGGCTGGCGCAAGAGCAGAAGAATTGTCGGCGGCTGAGTTTGAGAAACGTGCGCGTCAAGAAGCCAGCTTGAAAAAAGCACAGAAGAAATTTATGACTGCTGCCGAGAAAGAACGGCAAGATGCAGCCATGAAGTTTGCTGACCTCAAGTCTCCAGACCCGCGCATCAAAGATACCGCCACACTTGGTGATGCAATGCAACGGCGTATCAGCGGCACAGAAGCAACGCGCTCTGCCAGAGCTTCACAACAGGCTTCTAGGGATTACGGGGAATACTTTGAACAAGCTAAAGGCTTTGAAAATTCTGCTTCTCGCAAGGCCATGATGGAAAAGTTGAAGGCTTTGTCTGAGTCTCCTTCTGCTGGTTCTCCTGGGCGTAAATATGCCGCAGAGGCTTTGAACAATTTGGAGCAATCTACAAACGCTGTGGGCGCTGAGATTGAGTTCAAAAAGTATTTCCAAGAGGCATCTGCGCCCCAGCAAATGGGATTTGGCGCGGAAGAACAAAACGCCAGCAGAGTTGTCAGCGACATCATTGGCGAAGCCTTAAACACTCACGCGCCTAAAAGGATTGAAGCAAGGAAAACGTACAAGGAATTCCAAACTCCGCTTGATGCGTATGAAACCTTGTTTGGCAGAAAAGGCGTAAAAGAAGAAGCCAAAGTTCCTGGAAAACTTGAGATGATGCCGACTGATTATCCAGCCCGCTATTTCAAAAACAGAGACACTATTCAAGTCTTGCGTCAGCAGTTGGCTGGAGATGAGGCTGCTGTTCGTAAATTTGCCAACGCACATGCTGGCATTGAACTGGATGGTCTGAACGCCAAACAAGCTCAATCGTGGCTAGAGAAGAACAAGTCATGGGTGGATGAGGTTCCTGGACTTAATGACAGGGTGAATAAGTACGTCCAAGATTTGTCTCGCTTAGAACAAACCGCTCTAACAAAAGAAACTCAAGCGGGAAAACTTGGAGAAAGAAAAGAAAAAGTTGTAGAGGCTGGTCAAGCAACTGAGCAAAAAATCAGAGACTTGGCTACATCTCAGCAGAAGCAAATTGACGACATGTTGATTAAGCTAAATACTGTTGACCCAAAACAATCAGCGGGCGCTGCAAAATCCATGATTGACACTTTGGCTACCATGAGAGACATCAATGGCAAGCCCATCTTGCCGCCAGGTCAGCTCAACAACCTGACCATGCAAATGAAGATGGTTGACGATGCTTACGGGGCATCTGCAAAAGCAACCGAGCTAAAGCGTGCCATCATCATCAAAACTCTTGCCACTATGGGTCTTGGTGTTGGCTTGTATCAAACAAGTTCTTATTTGGCAAAACCATGAGCAAGAAAGCAAAAGGCATCAACCCTGAGTTGGAGAGTGCTATCAGTAAGCTGATGAAGGAAGTCATGGCTGACCCCACGGCAACTATCACCGACAAGATGCGGGTGCTAGACCGCGCTCTAAAGCTAGAGCAACTGAAGATGAAGGACTCTGACTCCGAGTGGGGCAGTGGTTTTGGGTTAGACGATGATGACGATAAATGATAAGATGATTACCTCACAACTAGAGGGTAACTATCATGGATGCAACATCTATCATTCGCCTAGCGTTAGGGGTCATCTCAGACCGCTTGATAACAATCGCCGCTCTGCTTACATCGTTTGGCCTTGGTTGCTGGACGATGTGGGGCATGGGCTGGGAAAGAGTGACAACGCTGGGAATTTATGTGATATTCGCGTATCTTCTCGTAACCGCAAAGGAGAAAAGTAATGAAGTCCCCAGGAATACAACGTCCACATGACGTTAACCAGCAAATAGCCAAGTCCACCCGTCCTCAACTGCCCCGTGATGGCAGCAAGGACATGACCCGTTGGGAGCCAGGGCAGTTGCCGAAAGGCGGCTACCGCTCAACCTTTGACTTCTCAGAGGGCAGCTACAACACAAAACAATCGCCTACTTCCGGCGGTGGATGCAAGGTGTACTGATATGGCTAACAACATTGCTTTCCAGGCTATGGGCAAGACGTACAAGGCCAATGCCACTACGGCCTCCCAAACCGTCACCATCACTCCCGATGGCCCTTGCAATCAGATTTGCGTTGCCAACCATCAACCCACTGGTACTGGCGGTCAACCCGTCTACTTTTTGGTTAGCGCCAACTCTGCCGTAACCGTCACCGCGCCTGCTAACGCCAGCCCACAATACGCCTTGGTGTCTGTGCCTGGAAGCATTAAGATTTTTACCGTGCCCTATCAGTTTGGCCCCTCTAACCCGCTGTACGTTGCGTTTATCGGAGCCGCTGCGTCTGAGTGCTACTTCACCCCTGGTGAGGGTTTCTGACAATGAATGAAGCAGGCACATGTATTCCTGCTGGTGTTTGTGGGTGGCATCCTGTGGGGTGCTACCTCTAAGAAGGAATGCAGCGTATCTGACTTTGCCAACATAGCGTACTCAATTCACGACCCGAAAGAGCGCCATGAAAGAATTGTTGAGTGGCTGGATGACTCAGGCCCAAGCTGCACTAAAGAGCAGTTGGCTACGATTTACAACAATCTGGCGCAAGCAGTAGGCACTGCCGACACTATTGCTATCAGGACAAAGATAGAGAAGCTGTACGAAAAGGCAAAGTGATGGATGCAAAAGACAGACTGATTTACTGGGTCACAATGATGGTGACCGCCACTTTGTGTTCCGTTGTCGTTGTCCTTATCGGTGCGCTTGTCCACGGCTTGTTTGTCAAAGAAGTGGACAACACTAAGATTTTTGAAATCATTGGCCCTGCTTTTCAGACCATTGTTGGTGGACTCATTGGCTGGCTCAGTGGCTTAAAAGTTGGTAGCCACATGGATGAGGTAAAAGTAGGAGAAACAAATGGCGCTTGACCCACTATCAGCACTGCTAGACATTGGCGGCAAGGTCATTGACCGTGTGTGGCCTGACCCTGCACAGCAGGCAGCAGCCAAGCTAGAACTCTTCAAGCTACAGCAGTCAGGTGAGCTTGCCCAGATTGCCGGACAAATGGAAATCAACAAGGTAGAGGCGGCTAACCCGTCTGTCTTTGTCTCCGGCTGGCGACCAGCTATAGGATGGATATGCGGCGCAGGCTTTGCCGTGCAGTTCGTTGTCGGCCCTCTCGCTGAGTGGGGTTCTGCGCTCTACGGTCACCCCGTCAAGTTCCCTGCTATGGACACGGGCACGATGATGCCGCTGCTGCTGGGGATGCTTGGCCTAGGCGGTATGCGTACCGCTGAGAAGATACAGGGCGTGGCTTCCAAATGATTAACTCCCGCAGCTTGGATGACTTAGCACCGCCCGCCAAGCAGCGGGCAGAAGCCTTTATTGCAGCCGCCAAGGCCAAGGGTATCGACTTGCTGGTGACCTCTACCTACCGCGACAGCGAGAGCCAAGACGCACTCTACGCACAAGGCCGGACAACCCCTGGGAACATCGTCACCAGAGCCAAGGCAGGGCAGTCATGGCATAACCACCGCTGCGCTCTGGATGTCGTTCCTCTTGTTAATGGGAAAGCGGTCTGGGATGACCAAGCCGTGTGGAAACAGGTGGGTGAGATAGGCAAGTCCTGCGGCCTAGAGTGGGCTGGCGATTGGAAGACGTTCAAAGAGTACCCTCACTTTCAATACACTGGTGGACTGACCCTGGCTCAACTACAACAAGGAGCCAAAATTGCCTAAGAAGAATGTGAAGCTCTCTGTTGGCAGAGGAGAGAAGCAGTCTGTCAAGAAGGGCGGTGGCTTGACAGAGAAGGGCCGCAAGAAGTACAACCGTGCTACTGGCAGCAACCTCAAGGCTCCTCAAAAGTCTGGCCCACGCCACAAGTCTTTCTGCAGTAGGTCAAAAAATTGGACTGGAGAAAGAGGTCGTGCCGCACGTAAACGCTGGGGATGCAGATGAAAACACCGAAAGCAAAGCGCGGGCTGTACTACAACATCAACAAGCGCCGGAAGGCTGGCCTGCCAGCTAAGAAGCCAGGGCAGAGGGGTTACCCTACCGCCAAGGCTTTCAAGCGTTCTGCCAAGACTGCCAAGCGTTAAGGCGCAGGCAGCAAGCCGCCCTCAAACAAGTAGCTGCCCAAATGCCCCAAACGCACCCACGGTGCTGCCCAGACCTTGTAGCCGTTCTTCCGAGCCATGTAGCAGAAGTGGTAGTCCTCTGACAGCAGGCGTTCTGTGCCTGGTTCGATGCTGCAAGCAAAGTATTCCACGATACGGTTGTCGCCTATGTTGCCACCCATGATGGTCACATCGTTGACGTAGCTAGACACCTTGTCTGCCATGCCTTCCAGCACTTCCCGCTTGATAAGCATGAATCCTGTGCCACCGTTCCATATTTCCACAGGCTGGTTCTCTGGCACGGTCACAGAGCCTGTGTAGTCCACAAGGTTCACAACCAGGCTACCAGTGCGGGTAGCCAGCTTGTCCACCTCCACGCCCTCTTTCACGGCCTTCTCGACCCCGTGCCAGTTGATTTCCTTCTTAGGGTAGATGCCGCAGATGATGTCTACGTCAGCGTCCACCATAGCGGGGATGTGTGCTGGGTCAAACTTGATGTCTGCGTCTATGAACATCAGGTGGGTGCAGGGTGTTTTTAGAAACTGGTGAGCCAGCGCATTTCTGCCCCGCTGTATCAGCGACTCATTGAACATGGAAGAGAAGGACATGTCCCACCCCACCTGTTTCATCACGTTGGTCATAGCAATAAGGCTGTTGGTGAAGTAGCCGCTGCACATGCCACCATACATAGGGGTGGCTACGAAAATGTGTTTCTTGTCTGTCATGTATTTTTCTCCTGTAAAACTTTGCTAACGTACTTCACCACAGTCATTTCATGTTGAGTGAAGCCTGATGTTTCTTCTGCTGTCAGCCCTACCCAAGAGCGTTGTGCGTCGTGGCTTGTTTGGTCAAGCATTACAGTACGAGCCAATGCTTCACAAGTGCCACAAGGCTTTGCAGATTTTTCAATAACCACCAGCGTTTTTAACGGAACTTGTTCTACTTTCCCAAATCCAGCCCATGCCTTTGCTGATGAATACTCACCAAAATGCGCGACTTCGCCTTTCTTAGTTGTTGCTTTGTATACGCAAGACAATTCTTCGTTCATGCATGGCTCCTGCACTGGCTCTTGCAACTTGTCCGCAGCCGCCGCACGCTTGGCCTGAAAGCCACCGCCCCAATCACCCTGCCGCTTTGCAAGGTCATCGAACGCTTCGTCCTCTGCATCTTTCATGTTAGTCCCCACACAATGCTACCAATCACGGTAACAAAAATCATAAAAAGTAATAGGGCAATGACCGTCTTTAGTAGGTCTACAAAAAAGTCACCGCCGCTGTCTTCATCGTTCATTGAATCTCTCCTTCTGGCCTCTGCATCCAGGCCACAGCGTCCATAAAGCCCTGCTGGTAGGAATCTCTCATGAGACGTCTAATATCCTCAAGACCCACTTCTTTGTCACGCTCGACTTTCTCCACCCCCAAATCTGTATCTTCCATCCTGCTTCCCTCACTTTCGGTAAAAGGTCACTAGCCATAATCTTTTTCAATCGGTCAGAGACACCGCTGGCAGTTGCCTGCACAGCAAGAGTCTCATCCCGTTTGATAGCTAGGATGTCGATAAACCCGAAAAGGTCTTGTCGTATCCTGGCGTGTGGGTTCCACTTCTCCACTATCGCTACTGTGTAGCCCTGCTCTCGCAGGACTTCCAGCGTCCTAGATGTTGGTGATTCTTTTGCCATATATGGTGGGGTACTCGCTGCACTGGGTATCCAACGCTTTACTGTTGGCGTTCACGGGCGAAACCGCCCAGCATCCGCTTTCCCCCGTTCTGACTAAAAAGGTAAATCCGAATCATCGTCCTGCCCCCTGCGGGGCGGGGCACGGCGGTAGGCAGGGGTGACCTCTACAGGTGCTTCCTGTTCCAGCTTCTTACGCTTGAGCCAGTTGTCCTCTTTGATAGACAGCAGGGTGTTGCCCTGTGCAGTGTCTTTCAACCACATAGCCACCTTCAGCTTCTCGCCAGCCTTGTAGTCCATCTCTAGGACTAGGAAGCCCTTGTAGTCCGGCCCTTTGTCGGACTTCTTCTCTGTCTCCCAGTAGGCCACTCCTGACCCTGGCATCTCGCGGTGCGCGTTACTCATACAGTCTCCTTCAAAGGTGTTACGTAATCCAACATGTCCAGATTGCAAGCCTTGAGGCCATCCAGCTTCGCAGCCTTCTGCATGGCATCCATCTTGTTGCTGTTCTTGATGCGCTCCACCATGTCGTTGTAGGCAGTCAGCCACTCTTCCTCAGTGTGCAGGGCATCGTAGGGTTCATTGTTGCCAGGCACGTAGAGCTTGAAAGCCCCGTCCGGCACAGTCTTGACCTCCTCCACCACCGCAGCCACTTCCTCCACCATGCCCATGTCTTTAGGCTTCGGGATTTCCTCTAGCTCTTCTGCGGTGTACGTGCCCACCACACAGCCTGGATACACAGTACGGATACCTTCTGAGATACAGCGGGCACGCAACATTGCGCGGGGATAGTTCTTCCAGTTGTCCTTACCCGTGAGGCCAATAGACTTGGCTTGGGCAAACGTCCACGTGAGCTTCAGAGAGCCGCCTTGCGGGTGCGAGAACGTCCCTGTGACCTCTGCGTCTGTGTAGACATCCCACTGCACCTTGCCGCCCGCATTCTGGAAACGGGCAAGCATGGCATCTGCTTTCAGCGTAGGACGGCCCTGTATGACATGGTAGTCACGGGCAGCGATAGCAGGGTGCATACCCTCTGCCTGTGCTATCAACATGAGAGCAAAAGCCTCATCTGCTGTCTTCATGCCAAACATCTTTGACTTGGCTATGGCAACTGCCATCTTCTCTATATCTGCCACTGGCACTAATGCGGTACTCATAAGAACTTCTCCATAAGGGTTAAAACTGTGTCAATGACACTGCTGATTGCCATGACATACACGGCTAGGTCAACGCTGCTCACGGGGTTTCCTCCCTGGTTTAGCGCGGGGTGTCCCGTCCTTCTTAGACCCGTGCGGGTATTTGTCCATGACCATGCGGATGCCCATGGCCCATTGGTCTATCAATGTCTGCTGATATTCCTGCATCCCCTTCAACTCATCTAGCTTGCGGTTAATGGTGTCTAGCTCTAGCTTGAGCTTGTCTTTATCGTCTTGAAAAAATAACATGGTGAACCTCACTTCAAAAGGAAACGGCGTGAGCCTGGGGAGCTGACTGTGAACTGGCGGTAGATGTCCGGCATAGCACTGGCAAACAGCTTGCTGTCGAACTTCATGCTGGGTTTGGCAGACTTCCAAGTAGCCAGCACCCGCCCGTCCACTGTTACCAGCGTGTCGCTGTCTGCTAGGTAGCCTTGCAGCATAGTGGCTAGTTGGTCTTCCTGCGCCTCTAGAGCCTTTATCTTGGCCTTGATGTCTGCCAGTATTGCCGCAGCCTGTTCTACGCTCTGTGAGGCTGTTTTCAGCCCTTCCTGCGATACTGGGTAGAGTGCCCGTGCTTGGTCGCTAGTCTCCGGCGGCAGGGCTGTCCCTGCTTGGACATGTGCCCACAGCTTTGCCATCTCCTGCACATGCGTCTGCTTCATCTCCTCAGTGATGGTCTGAGGAATGAGTACAAACTCCTGACCACCGAAAAGGACTGCCAGGTAAACCTTCTCCACCCCGAAAACAGTGGCTTCGTGGACAAGCTGAGAAAGGTCAGCAGCAGGCATAAGTCCAGCTTCAACGTCAAACTTGTTGCGTGTGCCTGCGTTGTAGTTCTTAGCTTCCACCAGAAATGCTTGACCATCATTACCCCTTCCAACAAAGTCAAAGTGTGATTTGAGCCAAGGCTCTGTCTTGTGCGTGTAGGACTGCTCTATCTTCTGTAGCTCCACGCCCAGCTTCTGCTGTGCCAGTTGCCCTATAACGGGTTCCATGACATGCCCCATCTGCACGGCCTCTATGCCGGACAGGTCTGGGCGTTCCATCTTGCCCTGCTTGACCAGGATGGCTTCGTTAGCCCTGCCTTGGGCGGCTAGGCGGCTGTCGCCTGACCACCAGGCACTGTTACGGGTTTCGGGTGAGAAATCAGACATGGGCAGCCTCCTGCTCTTCGTAGTGGATACCGTCCACGCCGCACTTGTGGTCGCCAGACATACGGGCGACAGAGCAAAAGGACATGGTGTCCCGTTGGTGGATGCCTGTTACTAGGGAGATGGGTTGGTTGCGAGAGCATCTCGCGTAGAGATGGTTGGGGTCATCTTTCGCTGGGGAAAAATGCTTGCAGTTGATGCAGAATTTCATGGTGAAAACTTTCATTAAGGTTAGCGGGGAACATCCCGCGAGAGAATTATAGCACTATCTGATTAGGCGTACGAGGCCTGCGTACTGCTGGTTCTTCCTTTCTTTTGTTGAGTGCTTCCCTCCAGTACTTACGCTGGAGTTCGGATAGCGGTATCCCTGCTGCTTCTTTGTCCTGGAGCTTGTAAGCCCACTCTTTGTAGCCTTTATGCTGCACGTTTTACTCCTCTAGTTACTAGGCATGGGTTCCCCAAGGGTGATAAGCCGATACTTATCGTCCCTCGCCCATGTGGGCGCACTTATTATTAGCGTCCACACTAGCGCACCCATAAGGCTGCTATTCATTCGGTAGGGGTCTTGTCTCACCATGTCCCCCTACCTTACCCAGTGCCTAGCAGACAGCCTGGGCGCACGCGCGGGGTGATGCACACATGCGGTCTTTCTTGGGTTCAGCCGATACAAGCTAAAGCTAACGCGCCCTGACGGCTGCGTAAAAAGTACATGAAAAAAGCCGTTACAACTGCCCTCGGTAGGAACCCATCGGTAAAGACCAAGGGCGAAGGCATGTGTAACGGCTCTCATCTGTCGCTTCCTACGGCAACGGGGCGAACTCTAGCATAGCTTGCTTGGGCGTGTCAACACCCCATTGGGTAGCCATAGCGTCTGCTATCCCTTGGAAGGTCGCGCTCCGCTTTTTCCACCTATCAGGGCTAGGCGGGAGGTTGTACCACTTGGGCAAACTCTTGCCGGACTTGGTAATGTGCCTCTCCCCCTTGCCCACTATGCGCGTGGGGGTTAGGTGGGGTAAACCCTTAATCCACAGGCAAGTGGTCTTGGTCGCCTCTTCCCCGAACATCCACGGCTGGACTATCTGGTCTGGCTTGCGTATGCGCGAGGAAATCACGGACACGGGGTTTTCCAAACAGATGCGCGGAATAGGTGCGTCCAGGAGCGCACGGACAAACTCCAACGCCTCCGCTTGTTCTACGGCCTTACGCGCAAAGTGTTTGGCTCCGCTCACCGCGAGGTGCGTACACGGGGGATGGGCAATCATCAAGTCCCAATCATGGTCGAGGATGTCTAGGACGCTGCATTGGTAGTGGTCACCTAGCGGGGAGTCACTAGGCAACAAGTCACAACTCGCTGCATAGTGTCCCGCCCGTAGGAATGCGTCCCTGACTGTCCCGCTGTATTCACAGGCGACAAGGACTCTCATCTAATGCCCCAGCCAAGTCAAAACCAGGGTTAACCCTATCATCACAATGCCCAAGATAGTGATTACAAAATCCCAATCGTCCCCATGCGAGTCATGCTCCCGCCACTCAGGGTTGCGCGGGAATGCCTCTTGCAAGGTGCGCGGGTGTCTGCGCGTGGTGTGGTTGTGGTCGGTCATGCTGTCTTCTCCTGATTTGCCAAAAATGCACGCATAAGGGCGAGAACGGGCGTGCGTCCATATCGTTCTTCATGGGGGTTTGCCCTGTGATACGCCTCCCACAATTCAATATCGTCATGCGGGGGAATTAGGACAAAATCTTGCATAGTGTCATTCATGGGTTTTCTCCTTTTGGTCTATCGCTTGCCACTCTCTCTCTTGCCGTCCACTGTAGGACTGCACCGTCTCGCCCGTTAGCCCCACCAAACCAAGGCGGCGCATCTCCGGCAACCTACGGGCGACCTGAGAGGGGTCTAGCCCCGCGAGAGCAGCTATCCTGTCCTTTCCGGCAGGCCCGTACAGGGTAAGGGCATCATGGATAGCCTTGTAGTGGCTATCTACTGTGGTCACTTGGGCCGCCGCTAGGTGGGACGTTACAGGGTCGCTATTACGGGCGCGGGGGAAGATATAGCCGTTATCAACCATGTTGCATCTCCCGATAAACAGACACGGCCTCACCGAACGGGAGGAGGTTTAGCACCTTGTCTGCGTTGAGTTTCTGTTGTAGGTCGGGGCGTGATAGCCACTTCTGCAAACTGGCTGCGTTCATGCCCACAGTCTCCAACATGTCCCGCCCACGCACAAACAGGATGCGTTTCTGCATGGCTTTCTTGAGGTCGCGGGCATACAGCCACGCAGTCACTAGGTCATCAATCAGCCCATCCGCTGTCTGATTGAAAGAATGCCCCTTGTACTCTGTAGGCGGCAAGGTGTCTGCATAGGCTTGCAGCTTTTGGCACAGCGTGTTCGGGAAGATGCTAGTGGATGCGCCATAGCCGTTGTTGCTTGCCTCCCCTGCTTTCTTCCCATCAATGTAGATTGTGGCTTCGAAACAGTTTGTCTCATGTGAAGCAAACTCGCTGTGCTTGACGTTCTTGAGTTCGATGTTCATGCTTGGTTCTCCTCAATGTAGGCCGCCACCATATGCTCGGCTAATTCGCGCCAATTGACATCGGACAGAAACGCCATTGCGTAATCACGGGCAAAGCCCTCTTGGCTAGAGCATTCAATGTAATACTCCGCCATTTCTTGCATACCTTGGGCAATCTGATAAGTGTCAGGTTTTTCATCATCCACGCTCACAAAGTCTTGGGCGGGGATGTTGTCGAAAATCTCCAACTGCACACGCCATGTGGCGTAGTTAGTCCATCCGTTGTATGTTGTATCGGTCATAGTTACTAACTCCTTAAAGGTTATGGCTTGCGGTAGTGCAAACCCCACAGCCCTACACGTAAGGCTGTAAGAGTGCATTACTGTGCTTTGGCTATGCGGTTGAATGCCGCTAGGTATTCCCGTGCTGCGCGGTAGGTGTCACAGCGAATCTTATCCATCACCTCGCCTCTAGTGCTGTACAGCATCACTAGGTACATGCCGCTAGGGAATAGGCGCTCGAATGTGGTGTATGCGCCGTTCTTTTGTTCTGTGATTTTGGTCATGGTCTGCTCCTTAATAAACATTGGAGGGTGTGGGATAAGTGTCAAAGCACAGCCAAGCCCTGTAGAGGTCTTGCAGGTAATCGAAACGCCAGTTGTCCATCTTGCCCTCTGTAGGCAAAGAAGCAGCAGCACTAAACATGTGTCCATGTTTGTTTAGTCCTTTGGAATACAAAGACTGTGCAAAACGTGACCATTCTGCTTTCTCATGAGTGTTAGGTGTAATCATGGAAACTTTCCTCTTAAAGTGTTGCCTACTGGTTAGTAGGTGACTAGATTATAAGACTAGAATCACAGTCTGCAACACAATCAATTTGAACAATTGACACTAGGGTTTACCCTGGATAAACACCCGTTCTTAGTCTAGTGGACTAGTAACCTAGATAGATGTATACTAGTAATTCAATTAGGGGTTTAGGTACTTAGTTACTAGGACACCTGGTAGCGTAGTCGCAAGGGTTTGCGGTAGGTCGCCACATCCCGTCCCCCTCTAGTCAATTGTCCCCCTGTCTGCCTGCTAGTTGCATCACTCTGCATCTAGTCTGCTTGCCTGCCTGCTAGTCTGCATTGGACTATGGTCGCCATGCCCTGCCAGCCTAGTCTCACCCTGCCGCGTGGCCCTTGCGATGGGTCTTAAACTCCGTGTGGGTGTGCACCCAACTCTCCGTCCCCCCCAGAAAAAAATAGGTTTCTCTCCGCTGATGGAACTATGCTAGTATTAGGTTATAGACACAGTGGAGATGTTGATATGCAAGCGATAGAGAGAGAAAGCGGTATTGCTATGCCGAAGCCCAGGGTGGTGTATGCCTACCCTTATGAGGACATGGAGATAGGGGATTCCTTCACCGTGCCTGTGGAGGCTAGGGCGAAGGTGCTGAATGCCAACTACAGGGCTGGTAAGCGGCTACAGCGTGTGTTTGTAGCTAGGACAGAAGGTGACTTAATCAGAGTATGGAGGATGGCATGACTCACAAGATACTTCTCAAGTTTGAACAAAACACTGCTGCTGATGAAGTGCTAGACCAGATTGTGCGGGCTAGGTTGAAGCAGATACAGGAAGGTCTTGCGGACTGGGACAGTGACCGCGAAATACAAGAGGCTTGCCTAGCCTTGTTGGATTGGATGGGAAAACCAAATGCCGAAGACTAAGAAGATAACCCTCAACATCCCTATTAGCATAGACCTCACAGAGAGCTTCATGCAGGGTATGGATGACTTTGTGGCCCAGTACCTACAGGACATGTTGGACAACGTGCTGGAGGAGGGTCACACCGACAAGGAGATAGCAGCCTGCAAGGTACTGCTGGACTACATCCGTGACTGACATGTCAGACAGAGTACAGCTAGAGATGGCAGAGGCTAGGGTGTTGCTGCACTCTTACTTTGCTGCCAAGCGTACCTACGGGAAGCCGCAGGCAGACAAGTTTCTAGCCGCCCAGTTAACCAAGCTAGAGAAGCTATACGGTAAACAATCGGATGTACGTATCAAGCAGTACATGCGCCGTGTGAAAGACACAGAGACGTTCTATGAGGAGTAAGCATGAAGTACCGCAAAAAGCCCGTGGTCATTGATGCCGTGCAGTGGTTCAACATAGGCGACCATCCAGAGGTGGTTGAGTACAAAATGAACGGTATGCATATTTATTGGATTGAAACTCTTGAGGGTGGTCATATCGTCACCCCTGGCGACTACATCATCACTGGCGTAAAGGGCGAACACTATCCCTGCAAGCCTGACATCTTTGAGATGACCTACGAACCTGTAAAGGAGTAAGCATGAGAGTAGCAGTTGTCACCCCTTATTGGAAAGAACCTATAGCCGTGTTGGAGCGTTGCTGGCGTAGTGTCCGGAAGCAGACCCACTGCGACATTGTTCACTACATGGTGGCAGACGGTCATCCTGTACAGACTTTTGAGAAGGGTGCGGATGTTGTCCACATCTCTCTGCCCAACTGCAATGACTCTGGCAACACGCCCAGGATAGTAGGTCTGTCGGTAGCTAGTGTGCAGGGTGCTGACGCTATCTGCTTGCTGGATGCTGACTGCTGGTTTGAGCCTGACCACATAGCTACTATGGTGGAGGTCATGCAACAGTCGCAGGCGAAGGTGGTAACCTGTCCTCGCGTTCTGTGGAGGATGGACGGGACACAGATGGGCGTGGATACTGAGAGCAATGGTGTCCACTGGAATGACACCAACTGTTTCTTGCTTTCACGTGAAACATTCTCGCTGTGCAAGGAGTGGGGTTTTCGGCCCCGAGAGTACGGGTACATAGGGGACAGATACTTCTGGAAAGCCGTGCAGGACTCAGGGGTCAAGATAGCGCGGTCTATGAAAGCTACTGTCAACTACCCTACCACCCTGGCCTTTCATTACCAGCAGGCGGGGGAAGTTCCTCCTGATGACAGCAAGGTGGTTTTACTCAAGAACGGTGTGCCGCAAATTAAGAAGTACGCAGAACTGAAAGCAACAGCATGAACATAGAGATACACACCCTTGCCTGGCCCAACACCAACGTAAAAATGGTGGAGGCACACACCAATACATGTAAGCACTTAGGGCTGAATGTGGCGTACCACATGACACAGACCCCGCACGGCAAGTGGATGGACATTGTTATGGACAACAGCACTGCGGACGTTGTTGGCTTTCTAGACATCGACTGTGTTCCTACCAACCCAGGCGTTGTTAACCAAGCGGCAGCGTGGGCTGCCCAGAATGAATCGTTTGTGGGCATAGCGCAGGCAAGTAACCACATCTGGCCCAAGTCCCATATCTTTGCTGCGCCTGCTTTCTTCTTTATGTGGCGTGATGCGTGGCTAGAACTGCGGAAGCCCACCTTTTCGGAGACAGAACAGAGTGATGTGGCAGAGAACGTGTGCTACGCCGCAGAGATGGCTGGGCTACGTTACAAGACCTTGTTTCCTACCCACTGGACAGCAGAGCCGGAGGAAGGCGCGTGGCGGCTGCATACCTACGGGTTGTACGGCATAGGCACGCACTTTGAGGAAGGTGTGTACCACCTGTACCAGGGTCGTATGGATAAGAACGTCCAGATGTTTGTGAACACCTGTGACAGCATTGTCAAGGACAACCTGTCTACAGAATTCCTGATTCCCACCAAAGCACCGTACCACGGACGTATCGTCCCCTAACAAGGAAATGACATGGCTACCTCTGAAGAGATGATGAACCTTATTGAGCAACAGCGTTATCAAAAGATGCGCGAGGATTTGCTCAAACGTAATGCAGCGTATGCAAAGCCTGATTGGCAAAAACAAATGACCCAACTGCCGCCAGAAAAAGAGAAGGCGTTTATGGATTGGGTCAAGGCTAACAAGGTTCCGTTTAACGCACAGGATAAATATCCTGACTACGACATGCGTGGCTACTACCAGTCGTTGCAGAAGGGTGATGCCCCCAAAGCCGCTATGAACACCACAACCAAGTCCTTGCACTACCCAGACACTTACAAGACTCCGTACCATGAATCGTTTAGTGCAGAGTCTCAGTGGGCTGCGTCTGGTGCGCCAACCTGGAAAGGCAACAAGCTGGTAGCGCCCAGCGGAGATGTTGTCTTTGAAGACAAGCCGCGCAAATGAACCAAGAAAAAGAACCCAAGGTTGTTGGTTTGCGCCCTGTTGACAACGTGCCTGCTGGACGGCCTTACGTTGTTGCTTGGTTTGATGAAGAAGACTCCATGCACTGGGTTTCTGACAAAGCTACCAATTACCACATAGCGTATTTTGGTGCGCGGTTGATTGCGGTAGCAACAAGGTTAGAAGATGAAATTTGACCTACAGAAGTTCTACAAGTTTTGCTCAGAACTGAAGATTGAGACCAAGGAGGAAGGTCTCAAGAAGATGGGCAAGCTGCTGGGGACGCAGACGTATGTCATGGAAGAAATACAGAAAGGGTTAGCGCAAGATGTCCACTTCTTTGTCATCCTCAAGGGCCGTCAGTTGGGCATTACCACTGTCAGCTTGGCACTTGACCTTTACTGGCAGTTCACACACCCTGGGTGGCAAGGCACTCTGGTTGCAGATACAGAAGAGAACAGAGACATGTTCCGCTCTACTCTCGCTATGTATATGGAAGGGTTACCCAAAGAATACAAGATTCCGTTGGTTGCCCACAATAGGAACCAGATGGTTCTTAAGAACCGAAGCCGAATCTTCTACCAAATTGCGGGAAACAAGTCTCGATTGGGGCAGGGTAAAGCTATCACTTATCTACACGGCACAGAGACAGCCTCTTGGGGCAACGAAGAAGGTCTGGCTTCCCTGATAGCCTCGCTGGCAGAAAAGAACCCAGAGCGTCTCTACATGTTTGAGAGTACCGCCCAGGGCTTCAACATGTTCCACGACATGTACAAGACCGCCAAGTCTGCCAAGACCCAGCGTGCCATCTTCTGCGGATGGTGGCGTAATGAATACTATTCTGTTCCTGCGGACAGCAACATCTATAAGGTCTACTGGGATGGCAAGTTAAGCCCAGAAGAACGTGAGTGGACGAAGGACATCAAGAAGATGTACGGAATTGAAATCAATTCCAGACAGATGGCCTGGTGGCGGTGGAAGATGCTGGAAGGTATCAAGGATGAATCCCTGATGTACCAAGAGTTTCCGCCTACAGAGGACTACGCTTTTGTGATGACAGGCACTAGTTTCTTCTCCAGCAGCCGCTGCACAGACGCTGCCAAGGAAGCCAAGAAGAATCTGCCTGACTGCTACCGCTACATTTTTGGGCAGAACTTTCAAGACACGGAAGTTATGCGCTCTACAGAGCGGCTGGGTACACTGCGTATCTGGGAAGAGCCTAACGATGCCGCCTACTACGTCATCGGTGCTGACCCTGCCTACGGCTCCTCTGATTGGGCAGACCGCTTCTGCATCCAGGTCTTTAGGGTGTATGCCAACGGGTTAGACCAGGTGGCAGAGTTTGCTACCAGCGAAATGAACACCTACCAGTTTGCTTGGGTGATTGCCCACCTTGCCGGAGCCTACAAGAACTCTACCCTTAACCTAGAGGTCAACGGCCCTGGGCAGGCGGTCATCAACGAAATCAGGACGCTGCGCCGGACAGCAGCCAGCATGGGCAACGTCATGGGCAAAGACTTGATGGACGTACTGGGCAACATGCAGAACTACCTCTGGCGCAGGAATGACAACCTTGGCGGCCCTGGCAACAGCATGGGGTACTTGACCACCAGCAGCACCAAAGAGCGTATGCTGGCGTACTATAAGGACTACTTTGAGCGCGGGATGATGAACGTGTTCAGCATGGACTTGCTGGAAGAGATGAAGACCATCGTGCGTGAGAACGGATTCATAGGCGCACCTGGCAGAGCCAAGGATGATAGGGTGATTGCTGCCGCGCTGGCCTGCGTAGCCTTTGCAGAGCAAGTCCAGCCCCGCCTAATAGCTGCCAAGCTCACCCGTGAGATTAGTGCTATGAAAGAAATGCGGTCAGCAGAAGAGTTATCCACAGCCACTAACGTCAGCAACTACCTTAAGAAGATAGGAATGTACGGGTCGTGAAGGCTTTAACCAAACAAGAATTGTTCCGGCAGATGAAGCGGTTTGTAAAAGACCAGGATAGAGGCATCTCTATAGCCTTGTTTTGCGAACTTGCGGGCATAAGTAAGCAACAGTTCTATGATGTATTTGTCCACAGGATTTATCCACAGACCGAAATGATGCAGTTGCGGGTTAGCAAAGCCTATCAGCAGTGGAAAGAGGGCAACGTGAAGGTCATGCGCCGCAAAGACAACACCCGCTTTGTGGAGTACAGGCGGGAGTCACAGCCCGCCATGATGCCTGGAATGGGGCTAAAAGTTACGCCAGACGGCATAAAAATCAAGGTTGGAATGGTCAACCGCCATGATTACAGTGAAATTGACCTACAGGAAGCACTTAGAGGGTAACTATGGCTATATTGAGAGACTACTACTGCGAATCACACGGTGTATTTGAAGCATGGGAGCCTGATTGCCCCATGAAGCATTGCAAGGCCACCATTTCCATCATCCACCTCAAACCAGTGGGGGTGAAGTCCGCAAAAACCGCCAAGACGGACAAAACGCTGGAAGGTTTGGCAAAAGACTTCCAAATGACGGACATCAAGTCCACCAAGGAAGGCGAACACCAAACTGGCTACCTCAAGCGGAACAATAAGCTCACTGACAAGGAATATGCAGAGGCTACAGCCGCCAGTGAACACTTTGAGAGCCAGAATGAGAGCCAAAAGCAGAAAGAAGGACGGGCTGGTGATGCCGCCATCTGGGGTAACGGGGGCAACATCAACATGAAGTCAGTTCTTGGCGGGCAGTTTAAGTCGGTAGCAGGGGAGTCTGTGGGCATCAACCCCCGTGAAGCGGGCAATTTGACAGGGCCAAAGCCAGCAAGTTATTATGCTGACCACGAAAACCTAACGGTTCCTAAACCATGAGAATCCCAAAAGAGCCAGTACAGAGGGAATTGTTCTACCTTGACTTGATACAGAAGTGTCTTGTCTCTCGGGAAGAGCGCCGCCCTGACTACGCTTCTCTGCGTAGCTACTACCTCTTTGGGAATGCGCCCAGCGAATCGCCCGCAATTTTCAACAAAATCTATCCGCACATTGACCAGCTAACCTCGTTCCTGTATTCAGCAGAGACAACCCGCTTCTCTATCAACCTCGGTGCGGCGGTCAATGAGCTAGAGCACCGCAAGATTCCTGTGCTGACCCGCGCACTCAATGATGAGTGGCTCAACAGCAATGCTGACCAGGTGTTCTCGCAGGCAGTCTCTTGGTCTTTGTGTTACTCCTCCACCTTTGTCAAACTCATCATCAACAACGGCATTCACCCGTACATGGTGGAACCTGGAAGCATGGGTGTGTTGCGAGAAGATACCCCGTACACCGACAGGCAAGAGGCCATCGTCCAAAGTTACTACATCACCAAGTCTGAGCTATACGCTCGGCTGTACAACCACCCACAGCGCGAGGCAATCGTTAAGCGCGTGAGTGCCACACAGCATGAGCGCACAGAGATTGCCAATGGGGTAGAGCGCATCATCTTGTCTGCGTCCAACCCAACCATGTACGGCAACGTCAACCTCGACCTTGCTGGCAGCAACAAGTACAAAGCCACGGTGTCAGAAGAGACTGTGGAAATGATTGAGTTGTGGGTGTGGAATGATGATATTGCCGACTACCAAGTAGTCACCCGTGCTGACCCTGACATCATCATCTATGACCGCCCAGGTGAGCAAGTATTTTTGAAAGGCGAATTGCCATTCATTCAAATCTGCCCCAACCCTCTGTATGACTATTACTGGGGTCAGTCAGAAGTAGCGCGTTTGATTTACCTACAGCAACTGCGGACAAAGCGTCTTGCTGAAATCCTTGACCTGTTAAGCAAACAAGTCTCGCCGCCCACGGCGTTGATTGGATTTACGGGCATCTTGGATGAGAAGAATTTTGCACTCAACCGCGCTGGTGGTTTGCTGGCAACTGACATGCCTAACGCCAAGGTCGAAAAGTTGGCTCCTACCATCCCGCCAGACTTGTTCAAAGAACTAGGTCAGATAGACCAAATGTTTGAGGAAGTGTCCGGCATTGGCAACGTGCTGCAAGGCAAGGGTGAAGCGGGTGTCCGCTCTTCTGGTCACGCCAGCCAGCTTGCCAGAATGGGAAGCAGCCGCGCCAAAAAACGTGCGTTAGTGATTGAAGACAGCCTAGAGAAGTTGGCTACGCTGTATCTCAAGTGTATGCAGTCATACGACAACACGCACTTCAAAGATGTAGAAGGTCTGCCGTTTATTTCCGAACAGTTCACCAAAGACTTTGTGGTCAAAGTGGATGCACACAGCAACAGTCCTATCTTCACAGAAGACTTGCGGCAACTGGCGTTCAACTTGTTTAAGGCGCAGGCAATCGACAAGGAATCTTTGCTTGACTTGCTAGAGCCTCCTATGAAACAATTACTCAAGGACAGGCTCAAGAAGATGGAGAAGACGCAGGCTGAAAAAGCCGCTGCTGCTCCACCCAAGCCCCCAGGCCCACCACCCAAGGAGCAATGATGGCAGCTACACCAGGTTCATCCGGCGCAGGCGTTACCCAGCCCAAGGCAGACCAACCCCGCGTAAATACATCTTCTTTGCAAAGAAAAGCAGCGGCTCCCTCCTTGACATACCGTCAGGACGGGGTTAAAAACTACACAGGGCGCAGTCAGCGTGACTATGCCCGTCGTTGACCACAAGGAGTTTTTTATGTACAAAATGGCAAAGCGCGGTCGTAAGACTCGTCGGTAAGAATTGCCCGCAAGGGCGATAAAAGGGTATGGCTGCTTCCCCTGTAAAGTAAGTGGCCGCCTTGATGAAGGAGCGCATTATGCGTAAAGGTCGTAAAGGACGTAAGTCTCGCAAGTAATCAGAGGGGAACCTCTGGTTGCCTAGAGCAGCACATCATTTGGCGGTTGGATGCTAAATAACCGCCACTATTGACAAACCGTTTGTATATGGTACAAACGCGACCAAAGGAGTTAGTTATGAGTGTGCCAGAAGAGAAGTTGAGAGAGCTAATGCGAGGCAGTCGTTCTGCTGGCGCTGCTATGCCAATGCCTCCTGGTGCAGACGCTCCCCTTCCTGGTGCAATGTCGGATGCGGAAACCCCGCCTATGTCTGCGCCTATGTCTACCCCCGAACCGAAGATGGGTAGCAGAGAAGGTGCATTGATTAACATTGGCATGGCAATGGACTTGCTAGAACAGTCATTGCCCGCTTTTGGGTCAGAATCTCCAGAAGGCCAAAAAGCATTGGCTGCTATTCGGCAACTGTCCGGCTTAATAGGGCCGCGCAAAAATAAGACCAACGAATTGCAGCAGTCTGAAATTTTGCAAATGCTTCAAACACTTCCTCAGGCTGGTGGCGCATCACCTGAGGCTAAAGCTATGTCTGCTGCGCCAATTCCAGGTATCCCGTCCGCTGGCGGCGGTATGCCACCTCCTCCCCCACCAATGTAAGGAAATATCATGGACTTGTTCAAACCCCGTGGCGCAGCGGCTCCCCGCAAACCCACTGACAACAATCAACAAAATGGCGTTGTAACCAACACCCCCCGTTTTGCTCAACTCGGCGGTCTATCTAACCCGTCCAAGCTGGGTGGGAAAATGGGCATGGCTGTACAAAAGCCTGGTGACGGTAAGCGCGTAATCTAAGACATTAAGAGGGTAACACTATGTCGCTTGAAAACATTTCTCTTGAGGCTCGTGATGAGTTAGCCGCTCTGTCCCAGATGCTGGCTGAAAATCCCGAGACTCGCAAAGACTTTCTCCGCATGACCAAGAAGGTCAAGCCGGACTTGCCAATTCCAGAACTCGACATGGAAGACTACACCCGCAATGCTGTGGGCAAGTCTGAACAGCGCGTTCAACAGTTGGAAGCAAAGCTGCGGGAACGTGACGCTGTGGAAGAACTTCAAAAGCGGCGCAATAGTCTGATGAAGAAAGGACTGATTCAGTCCGAAGGCGAAATCGAAGAAGTGGAAAAAATCATGCTTGATAAAAAAATCCATGACCATGAGACTGCGGCGCAGTACCATGCGTGGATGAAGCAGGCAGCAATTCCTACTTCTTCCGGCTACAACGCTTCACCCGTAAAGCAATTTGACTTAAACCGTTACTGGAAAAATCCAGTTGGTGCTGCACGGACTGAAGCTATGAATGCGTTGAACGATTTGCGTAGACCAAATCGTCCGATAGGTTTGTAAAAGAGGGTATTCTTTTGTTTATCTGTTCGTAAGGAGGCCTTATGGCTATTGGCGGCGGCATCCTACCAGCTACAGGGTCATCTCAGTTTACTGAACTGACTTACGTAACTCGTAGAGCCTTTATCCCGAAGCTGGTTGTCCAGCTTT